CCAGGCTGAGACGATGTACGATGCCCTCTCCGAGCCGGCCCCGCAACCCCGTGCTATCTCCGACCGCGCCTCCCAGTCTCAGGCATCGGGGAGCAGTGGCGAGGTCAAGTCCCTCTCGTGGTATCTGCTGGAGAACCGGGATTTCAAGAACCCACGAGGCGGCATGTATAACGTGTCGTCCCCGGCACCGATCGCGGCGCTGTATCCCTATGTCGAGCGCAAGGCCGCGTTCATCCCCGGCAACCTGACGGCAACCGGCGGGCCGCTGCAGATCTTCGGCCCCAACACGCCGCGCGTGCCGCACCCCTTCCTGGAGTTCCTGCGCACGGTCCCGTACAACGGCTACGCGGTGCCCTACCTCGCTCCGGTGTTCACCAACAACGCGGCCGATGTCGCGCTAGGCCAGCCCAAGCCTGAGTCCACCAACACGGGCAACGTCCAGACGGTGAACATGCATACGATCGCCCACTGGAAAGAGGTACCCCGGCAAATCCTCACCTATTACCCCAGCATGCGATCCATCATCGACGATGAGCTGCTGGGCGGTGTGCTGTCCAAGGTGGAGGACATCATCATCAACTCCCCAGGCACGGGCAATACGATGCTGGGCATTCTCGCCACACCGGGCATCGACACGGCCGCCGGCGCTGACATGATCGCCCAGATCCTCAATGCGCTCGGCACCATCGGGACCAGGGGCGGCACGCCCGACGGCATCCTCATGAACCCCAGCGACTACTACGCGCTGATCGCATCGGCCTACACCGGCAACAAGTACAACCCCTTGACCAGCGGGGGCAGGTTCGCCGGGGTGCCGGTGGTCCTCGAAGGATCGCTCGCCGCCGGAACGACGATCGTCGGCGACTGGAATAGGGCGGTTGCGCTGTACGTCGGCGAGAACGCCAACGTGCGAGCGACTGAGGCCCTCGGTTTTAAGAGTAATTTGGTCACTGTGCTCAGCGAGATGGATTGCGTGGTCTTAGTTGAGCGTCCTAATCTCTTAGTTAAGACCACGGGCGCTATTCCATAGGTCACTACTGGATCCATTTCGTGTCATTATGATAGGAGATAATGTTATGGCGCATCCATGGCCCGGATTAGGAAAACACCCGTGGGCATGGCGTCCACCGGCTGAGGTCCAGTATTTCATTGACAGTCCCAAGGCGACAGGGGCTACGGCCGGCGCGCCGGGGTCCTGGACACCAGCCGGCAACGGCGGCGTCAATGGCCTATCCGGGGTGTCCACCGTGGTCGCCAGCCCTGCCACCGCGTGGACGACAGGCCAGCGCGTCGTCTGTAACGATGGGACTGAAGTATTTTGGAATGGCTCGGCGTGGTCTGTGGGCAGGGCACCCTAAGGGACATGACGCCACGTCTTGCCGGTACGAATTGCCCAGATCGCCGAGTCGGTAACGCCGAAGTGCGCGGCGATCTGGGTATCCGTGAACCGCTCATGGATCAACTCGCGGATTTGGCGCACGTTCTCCTCGGTCAACTTGGCGTTGCTGTGCGCTGTTCCGCGCAAAGAAACAAACCGGCCGCGCTCCATCTTGTCGCGGGTGTTCTCGCGGTCAGTTCCCGGTATGAGGTGAGCTGGATTGCAGCACGGCGGATTGTCGCACGTGTGGCGGAGGAGGAGACCATCGGGAATGGGACCAACAAACTGCTCATAGGCAAAGCGGTGAGCTTGGTGGTAGCGCCCGTCTCCATAGAAGCGCCCGTAGCCGAGCTTGTTCCGCAATCCTTGCCAGAGCCAACAACCATCGACCGGGCGATGGGGCACGTTCTGATGAAACCGATCGATCGCGCCGTGCGATCGGGCGATGCCGGCACACCGATTTCCGCAGTAGACGCCCTCGCGCCTTGTGGGTGTGAACACCTTCCCGCACTCGGGACAGTTCGCCTCACGATGTTTCGCGGCGGTTCGGCAGGCATTGGAGCAATATTTCCGACGATGAGCTTCGGCACGGGGGACCGAAAACGATTTGTCACAGTGCGGGCATGTGAGGATAATGGGCATTGTCAGGCTCCTATACAGCTTGGCCGTGCCACGGATGTTTCAGCATCGCGTGGCTTTGTAATGCCATGAATTATACCATGGGGAGGCCCAGCATGGACCTCAAACCGCTCACAATCGGAGGTGTGTTCATGAGCGATAAACCCGAAACCCCACCCCCGCCACCCGTCGATGAGCGCGGGCGCATTCGCACGCCGATGAGTCCGGCAACCTGGACGGCTGACGAGGCGGCCCCAGCGTCCCAGACGCCGGAAGGGGAGAAAGTGCCGGAGACGGAAGTCGAGACGCCGAAAAAGACCACGACCAAAAAGGCAAGCTGATGACCCTCTACGCCAGCACCTCGCAGATGTTCGCCTATCTGCCCCAGGTGGCCCAGACGCCGGAGAATGAGGCGTTATTTACCGACCTCTTGACGCGGGCATCGGCCATGTGTGATGAGGTCATGGCCGGTGTCGATCCCACGCTGCTCTCCCCGGTCCCGCCCAGCCTGGAACAGGTCACCCTGGAGCTGGCCGTCAATATGTGGCGCGGCCGCGATCGAGGAATGTGGAGTCCATCATCGGGCGTCGATGGCGAGGGTGCGTTGCAATACACCGGGGTCCTGACCGACAAGCAGACCAAACTGCTCGGCCAGATCAGGATCAGATTGGGCGCGGTGCCAGTGTGAGCGGCCTGGATCTGCGGGTCGAGCTGGAGGGTCCGGATTTGCTCGCGGAGCTGTCGGGGATCGCAGGGGTGATCCCCGATGAGCTGCGGGCCATGTCGGAGGCCATCGGGCAGGCGATCGAGGACGCCGCCGAAGGTCCCACCCCGGTCAGAACGGGGGCCTTGCTCCGGTCGATCTTCTGGGAGGTGGACAACGCCGCCGGGGTCACGGTAGGCCCGCACTTAGACTACGGGGTTTTTGTGCACCAGAGAATTCCATTCATGCTCGAAGCCTACCAGATAGCAGAGCCGACGATTGACCGGCTGCTTGATCAGGCCGGGGATCGGATGGTGGAGGGACGATGACCACCGACCTCGATCGACTGATCGCCGTCCTGGAGCGCATCGCGGCAAGCCTGGAGCGCACGCCCTGGATGAAGCAGGCCCGACGCTTTGACGAGCAGACAGCTTTCGCCGCCGATCGCTTTCAGGATGACCCGGCCGATCTTGCCAGCGCACACCTGAGCCTGTACGAGGGTCGCATCAGTGGGCGCGCGTTCAATGCGGTTGCCCGTGCGTTGGGGGAGGGCAAATACCACGCTGATCTCACCTGGCCTGCGTTCCTGCGTATCGTGTGGGCGAGCGAATATCATCTCTCATCCGGTGACTATATTTACTTTCAGGGCGTTGGACCCAGCAGCTTTCATGAGTGGTTTACGGTGCTTTCGGATGAGGGCGCGTACCTTGGTCGCCCGTATACCATGCTGACGGGGGCAGAGGACTGATGGTCACTGACGCCGATCTGATGGCTGCGCTGTTTGAGCGCCTGCAAACCCTCATCGGGGCGGTGGTCGTGCTGGGAGAACCGCCCACGGTGCAAGATACGCCGCTGGTCTACCTGATGGGTTTTCAGACCGACTACCGCGCATCGGGCGGGCATGAGATCGTGGATCTCCGGCCGCGCATCCGGCTTGTCGTCCGGTGGCAGGATGCGCCCAATGCTGAGTCGGAAATCCTGGCACTCCAGGCGGCGGTGCATGACCTCATCACCGACGATCCCAAGCTAGGCGGCGCGTGCCGTGTGACCTGGGAACAAACCTTATACGGCTATCTGACCGTGGGCGGCACGCGCTACAGGATGGCGCAGATGGCCCCCCGGCTGATCACATTCTAGGAGGAACCAATGGCCGCAACCGAGAAGTATTGTCCTACTGGGTTCATGCTCGAACTCAGTATAGACGGGGGGACGACCTGGACGGATCACACCGCCACCGTGCGACACGTCAATCCCAGCGAGCAAACCCGCGATGTGCTGCGCTACAACACCAGCGCGGGGCCGGTAATCTGCTCCGGGCCTCCCAGCGAGACGGATATTGAGATCGACAACCTCTACCAGGAAATCGACACGGGCGCGTATGCCATCCTACGCACGGCGAAAGAGGCGGGCGATCCCATCAGCCTGCGCTGGACGCCGGAGGGCGGCACAAAGCAATGGACCGCGCTGGATGCCACGATCACCAGCTTTGACGAACCGGACCTTGACAACGACGCCGATAGCCCGCTGTTTTTCCTGGCGACGATCTCGGCTGAGGTCGTGACCTGGGATGTGGTCGCGCCATGACCGATAACGGGGTCCTCGCGCCTGCCCTGGATGAGGATGAGGCCGTAGCGCCGCCGGAGGGCGTCACGTTCGAGTTATCCCGGCTGAGCTATGGCGACCTCAGGCGCTTGCAGACCGTCGATGCCACCTCGACGGATGGACTGGCGCTGCTGGATACCATCCTGGAGAAAGCCGTGGTCGGCGGGCTGGATGCGATCCCGGTCATGCAGCTGCGGCAGACCATGACCGCCCTGATGCAGGCCATCACCGCTGGTATGTCCGGGTCGGGGTCGTAGGCCGCGCGGCGTTTCAGGGCTTGCAGCGCGGCCGCTTAGGGACGCCCCACGCCCTGACCCTCCGGCTCTGCCGGCTGTACCACTGCACGCCGCTAGAGTTGGACCGGCAACCGCTGGACGTGGTATCGGCGCATCTTGCGGTGGAGGAAGCCGAAGCGATGCACCAGAAGATTGAACGCAAACGCGAGGAAGCGCGCGCACGCAGGAAACGCAGGTAAGTGGCGAACACCGTCAAAACCGTCCAGATCGTCATTGATGCCAAAGACCAGGCATCCAAGGTCATTGGCGGCATTGGGAGTGCCCTCAGCACGGCGCTTGGCACCTTTGCCGGTGGTGCGGCGCTGGGCATCGCTTCGAAGGGCTTTGATGCGCTGACTGGGGCGATCTCCGGCGGGATCAGCGATGCGCGTGAGGCAGCGGGGGTGTACGCGCAGACCCAGGCTGTGATCGAATCGACGGGTGGTGCGGCCGGCGTGAGTGCCCAGCAGGTCGCAGACATGGCCGGGAGTCTGAGCGCCGCGGCGGGGAAATCCGTCTTTGGTGATGATGACATCGAGCGCGGCACCAACATGCTGCTCACGTTTACTGGAATAAAGGACACGCTCCCAGATGCCACCCAGGTCATGCTGGACATGGCCCAGGCGACCGGCACCGACATGAAAGGCTCGGCGCTCCAGCTCGGCAAAGCGTTGAACGATCCCGTCAAAGGCGTCGGGGCGCTGTCCCGCGTGGGTGTGACGTTCACCAAGCAACAGAAGGACCAGATCGAGGCGATGCAGAAGGCGGGGGACACCGCCGGGGCTCAGCGCGTTATTTTGTCGGAGCTGAGTAAAGAGTTCGGAGGGAGCGCCGCAGCCGCCGCAGCCGCAGCCGGGCCACAAGCGCAGTTCGCGGATCAGATGGGCGAATTGGGCGAAAAGATGGGCACCCTCTTGCTCCCGGTCCTGAATGATGTCTTTGGCTTCCTCGCCTCAGATGCCGTCCAGGGTGCACTCTCCGGCGTGATCGATGGGATGTCGGGGGTGATTGAGGCCATCGACAATATCGTCAATGCGTTTGCGCTGGGCGGCTTTTCTGAGGGGATGCAAGAAATCTGGTTAGCCCTCTCATCCTTTGGGCAGGATCTCTTGACCTGGATCGCATCCGTCGTGCCCGGCTTGCTCGCACAACTGGCAACGTGGGGGCAGGCGTTCATTGATTGGGTCGCACCGATGATCCCGCCGGCCCTCGCTGCATTGGGAGCATTGGTCCAACAACTCTGGGCGTGGATCGTCGCCCAGGCACCCGTGTTTGTGGCGCAGCTTGCCGCATGGGGGCAGGCGTTCATTGACTGGGTCGCGCCCATGATCCCGCCCGCGCTGGCAAAGATAGGCGAACTGGCGAATGGCCTCATCGCGTGGATCGGACAGCAGGCCGCGCCGATCCTGGCCAGCCTGGGCGCGTGGGCCAAATCCATGATTGAGTGGATCGCCCCGATGATCCCCAAGTTCTTAGCCGAGTGGCCCGCGCTGCTCAATAGCTTTCTGGATTGGATCGGGCAACAGGCCGGCCCGATCCTCGCCAAGCTGGGGGATTGGGTCGTGTCGTTCCTGGCCTGGGTCATCCCGATGATCCCCGGCTTTATCGCCGAAGTCGCCAAGATTGCGGCGGCGCTGCTGATCTGGGTCGCTGAGACGGCGGGCGTCCTCCTTGCGAAGATCATCCTGGAATGGGTGCCCGCGTTTATCAACTGGATCGCCACCGATGCGATCCCCAAGCTGGTCCCGGCATTGGGCAAGATGCTGGAGGCCATCGGCGGGTGGATTACCGGCACGGCGGTTCCCTGGCTCGTCTCTGAGGCGGGCAAGCTCGGCACGGCGATGGTCGATGGCATCAAAGCGATGGTCAGCGCCGGGGGCAAGCTGATCGGGGATGCGATCGCAGCGGTCATCCGGGCGGCACTCGACAAAGCCAAGTCCGTGTTCAAGATTGGCTCTCCCAGCCGGGTGTTTGCGGAGGAGGTCGGAGCGCCGATCGTCCAGGGCATTGTGGCCGGCCTGGAGACGAACGCGGGCGATGTGTCGGATGCTGTCGGTACACTCGCAGCCGCAGCCGGGATCGCGCTCACCCAGGACCAACAGGCCGCCATCCTTGCAACGTGGCAATTCGTGGCCGATGGGATTGACCAGATTATGATCGACGAGGTGGGGCGGCTCAATCATATCGTGGGCCTGATGCTGAGTGCCATCCAGTCAGTGATGGATGCACTCGACACGCTGGCATCCCGCATTCGCAGTATGCCGAGTGTCAACACGGGTGGCGGGGGTGGCGGCGATGGTGGCACGCCTGATCCTGGGGCACCGGGCAATACGAACAACATCAATGTCTACACCAACGGCGATCCGTGGAAAACCGCCAAAGCCTTGACCGACGCGCTTGACAGCAGGGGCCTCTGATGCCGATCGTCTACCAACGCTTTCAGGATGTGCCCTTCCAACTTTATGATGGGACGCATCCCCTCGACAGCGGGACGATGGACCTTGACCTGGTCCCGCTCGCCAGTGGCGGCGCGTACAACCCGCATGGAAGCGCCACAGGGCACCATGCGGGCCTGCGGCTGGCATTGGTGGGGACTATCATGGCGCAAAGCTGGACCGAGGCGCGGGACCATCTCCAGCGTCTCCAGGCGTTGCGCTTTCAGGAAGGCAGGCTGACCCGCCAGTCGATCGGGGATGGCAGGCAAGAGCGAGCCACCGCCATCCTGACCGGCGTGGACGGCGACTGGGATGATAGCCAGCGCGGGCCGCAGATTGAGATCCGCTGTGATTTCGCCGTGACCTCTCCGGTGTGGAGTGGGACCGAGCACGGGCCGGGGTGGACCTTCGATAGCGGCGTGATGTTGGACAGCGGCCGCGCGTTCGATGAGGCGACCGGCGATACCTGGACGCTGGACGGCACCTCGCCGGATACGATCGCGCTGGTCAACAGTGGCAACGTCGCGCAAACGAACGTGCAGCTTAAGGTCACGGTGGGCACCCCGGCGCTCACGTCGATCCGCATTGTCGGGGGTGGGACCGATCTGACCTGGACGGGCACGGCTGCGGCGGGCGCGGCGCTCATCTTCGACGGTGGC